GCAGACCCAGCAAAGCCTGCCATACGAGTATTGCGCGCTACGTTAAGGTCTTTTTTGCCCATTAAAACGTCTTGCTTGTATTTCGCACCCATACCAGCTTCTTTCAATTGTTTTTCTGATAAGTTATCAACCATCTTTAACTTATTTGCTCTGCTTGTATTTTCGTAGTCTATGCCGGTTACTTTTTTTGTTACCAGGTTTTCGTCCATCTTGTAACTGCCAGCAAACCCTTCCATTTCCTCCTGGACGGTTCGGTTTAAAAAGCTTTGGTCTGCATCTCTAATAGGCCTATTCATATTAGCTGCAAAGGCGTCTTCGTTTATACCACCGGCTAATGAGCCGGCACTTTTTTGTGTGCTATAAAGAGTCTTTATAGCATCATCTTCAAGGCCGAGTATTTGCTTGTAAGACAGATCTCCCAAGCCTTCATCAATCATATTTCTAACCGTTAACCCGTTTACTGCGCCACTGCCTTTTCGATTAGCAACCCCCCTCAAAGTAGTAGTACCAACCTCCGTAGTGGAGCTACCCAACAAACTCCTTATGAAATTGTCTTCTACACTTCCTAAACTTTTACTTATTGCACGACCAGCACCAGCAATACCCAGGCCAGCAAAAGCACCAATAGCGCCACCTTCCCTTGGGTCTTTACCCATTGCGGCTGCACCCAATGCGCCTACAGCGCCACCCATAGCAAAAGCTCCCAAACCATCAGAAAGCCCATTAGCACCTGTTGGGTTAAAAGCTCCCGTTAAAATATTTCCTTTATATTCATCTGCCTTGGTGACGCCCATAAACAGGTCTTGTTCTGTAGCGTCTTCTAAAGTGCGCCCACCCATACTCATGTCAGCCTTTAAGTTTCCTCTAGCAGCCAATACAGCTTCTTCTGTAGGTATTACATCTCCGAACCTACTTCTAAAATGTTTTGTCAGGTTAGAAACCGCTGCATCATCAACTGAGTCGCCTGCATTTATTAAAGCTGCTCTGATTGTAGTTGCTATACTCATCTTTTCCAACTCCTACTTTTAGGTTTGTTAAAAATACCTCTTCTCTTAGCATGCTTTAAATCGCCTATCGGTTTCATGCCTTGAGAAGTGCCTCTATGTTTATTTACCCCATCTATTATAGAGGTATACTCTGAATCTTTTCTATCAGAAAAAGCTCTTTTTTGTCGCTGTATTTCAAGTACATGTAACGCTCCAGGAAAAGATGCTTTCATAGCTCCGTCTATTACTTCGCCTCCAGAACGATTTAACTCGTTTTGTATTTCTTTTATTTTATGAAAAGTAGGCGCGCTAGGAAACAACTGTTTTCCAGAGTAAACTGATTCTTCTAAAACCAAAGCGCCCAGTGCTAACATCAAAGCGTCAAGCCTGTGGTCGCCTACCTCTTCGTTGGCTTTACCATATATCGGTTTATTGTTTTGTTTATTATATTTTTCAATTATATAATTAAAGAATTGGTCTTTTAGACGCTCATCCTCGTAAGGGAAGAAGAATAATTTTTCCTGCATTATTCGGACTACATTTTCTACTAAAAAATGCTTACCCATTTTTTTAATATCTTTATTGGTTACAGGGTCTTTCATTTTTATATTACTAGAAAAGTTAAAAGCTTTTAATTTGTCTGCAATTTTAGCTGTTTCTTTTTCTACATCAGTTTTCTCTTTTTTACTTCTTAATGCATAAGACTCATATTTTATGTCTTCTATTATAGTGTGCCCATAACCTTCGTCTGCATAAATATAGCTTGGACGCCATTTATAATTTAGATTTATTAATTCGCGAATCCACCTTTTTGCAGAAAACTCTGAAGAAGCTACATTTACAGCATCTAGCCCTACCCAAATACCTGATTCAGGGATATAGCCAGCTACATAATATTCAGTGCCAGCGTTTTTATTCCAGTCTATTCCAATCGCAATGATCATATCATGTATGTTTTTAACTCCTAGCTTCGAAGACATACTAGCTGAATTTTTACTGTCTTCATATGAGTAGTCTATCCTCGCGCTATTCACCCAATCCTTTTTAAAAACTCCTTTTTCGTCTTCAATAAAGACTCCCATATATTCTGCTAAAAACGAATCTGCCGTAGAATCTCTTATTATATCTTCTTTTATCTTATCCCAAAAGGGAAGTATTGAAGTCGGCAAATGGTCTGCCTTGAAATCGCTCCTTTTGTGACACCACTCATAAAACTTTCCTTTTTTTCCAATAGGAGTTGATGTAGCGTATAATACGGTTTCTGGAGTTGTAGCAAGTATAGGAGTGATTACTTTAGTAAGCACTTCTTCTGGAATCATATCCATCTCATCTAAATAAATAATGTTAGCAGAAAACCCACGCATAGTGCCGCCGCCAGACCCATCTTGTCTCATTCCAATCCCAGAGACAAAACCTTGTATAAGTGCCCCATTTTTAAATTGCATTTTAAACGTAGGTGTTTTAACGTATAGAGACTCGCCAGTTCCTGAAGTTACTTCTGTTCTTAACTCAGTATTTCTTTTTATTAGCTTTTCTATTTCTTCAAAGATGTTGGTTAATTGAGCTTGATAAGGAGTTACAATCATTATTGTTGGACCCATGTATACGGGCATTCCTTGCGAATCTCTGCCTCGCTCTAGCTTAGTGTTATAAGCGTGATAAATCAGTTTTAAAGCCAATGCAAAAGTTTTTCCTGAACGCCGTCCTTCAAGAATAGAAACTCTTTGCGATGTACACCTTATCTGCTCTTTCTGGTAAGAGCGAATAAACCATTTATCGTTTTTGTCTGAAAACCCAAACATTAGTTCACACCAGGTAACTGGATCAATTGAAGCTTTTAATAATTTAGTCGCGTGCTCTGCAGTTAGTCCAGTTTCTTCTGAAAGTTTTTCTATTTTAGAAACAGCCCCGTCGGGAAGTTTTCTTGGGGTAAACTTGCATTTTATTTTATTTTCCCCATAACGATAGTGCTGTCTTATCTGACAATTAATACATGCTCGGCTTGTATCTGTATTTATTTTTCCTTTAAATGCTTTTAATAGTTCGTTTGAAACTTTTGCATCTGGGTTCTGATGAGTTATATTATATTCGTTAATTACATACAACTCATCTTCAACTCTTTTCTTTAAATTACTATTCATCTAAGCGGCCTTTTATATTGAGAAAACATATCTCTATTCATATGCATTAGTGTTGCTTCTTGTCCAAATGCGCTTCTTGCATTCATATTAGACTTATGCATAGACTGTACTGCTCTTTCTCTCATAGTTACAGCATTTTGTGTAAAATAAGCAGCAGTCTCTCCTGCAAAATTGAGACCTCGCTGTGTTTGAAAACCGCTTTTTATAGCATCCATATTCCTACTTACGATAGAGGTTGTAGCAGCTATACCGATACCGGCTACTAGTGCGCTTGGTATTCCTGACATTGCAGACGCTCCAAAACTAGCGCCTGCAATTGTACCTAATAAGCCGCCAGCAATAGCGCCACTTGTATCACTTGGACCACCATTATTTATCAAGGAAGTCACTGCTGAACCTATGCTTGCCCCTAGTTCCATACCTACTGTTGCGCCAACAATACCACCGAGTGCTGGAATCATTCTACCTATCATACCCGAACCACCTATAGGTGCTATTCTCTGAAGAAGTTCTTTATTTTTGAGCTTATTGTCGTCCGCGACATTTAGAAAGCTGTTTGCCTTAGTTTCATTTGTTACTTCGAGGGTGTTTAAAGCTGCTTTAGTTCCATAAAAGTTACCGAGTACATCGGCAACCATATACTTGCCAAGACCAGTCATGCCGTCATTAGCATAAGCATCGGCAGCAAAATAAAGTGTCATACCAGCTGGCAATATCGTATTGAAAGCATTTTGAGTCATTACACCAACACCTCTTTTTGTTGCATGCAATGACATTACACCTTTTTCCATAACAGATTTTTCAGCTGCTCCTACTGAATTAAAGAAATGCTGATTGCTCGCTTTGTAAAAATTAGCTTTTCCAGAAACAATTCCTTTAAGGTTGTCTGCGCTATTGTTTCCAATTGACCTTACATAACCATAACCTTTTTCACCTACTATTGGCTCTGCTCCAAAACTATAAAGTAAGCCTTCATGCATCCTGCCGAACATCGCAGCAGCTACAGCACTAGTTCCCAGCAGGGTTGCTACTGTGCTGCCTGTACTATATCCTTTTATAATTTCTTCTTTAACCAGATTTTTATGCGTTTGATATTGATCCATACCAATAGCGCCTGTGCTATATAACATTTGTCCTATATTCATAGTTTACATCCTGTAATGCCCAATAGGTGAATTGAACTGATTTTGCAATGCGTTAGTTTGCATTTGTTCCATTTTTTTTAAACGTTTTATTCGCAACTCATGCATATTCTTATTAGCGCTTTGGCGTGCTTTGTTTTCTTGAATATATTTAGTTTCTGCTAAAACGCTTTTTGTCATTTCAACATTATTGCGAGTAAAGTTTGATGTTTTAGCTTTATCTTTTTGAGTTAACGAACCTTTAGTTCGCATTAGATTTCCGACCTCATGCTTTTGTCTATCCAATATAGATAAAATTGTATTTCCTGTACCACCATACATTTGCAGATCCATTTCAGACCAACTCCCCTTGGCTGAATCCGGAGTGAAAGGATTTTCAGAGCTTGCAATTGTTTTTCCTAAATCTGCTAGTTCCATTTCCATTCCGTTGTCTATTCCCATTTCTTGAGCTTGATCCATCATACTTTTCATAGACATTAAATGGCCATTTTTAGAAACTTTACTTATATTAACCATAGTATTGAATGTAGTAGTTTGATTACTTGCATCCGTGATCATTTTGTATGCTTGAAAAAACGGCTCTCGCCACATACCTCTTTTTGATTTATAAGCTCTTTCTTGCGCCTCTTCGAAAGCTTGCTCATTGTACATTGATGAAGCTTTTTTACTCCTATAGGGTAAATACGCAGCAGCCCCTCTTTTTAAGAGCTCAAGGTTGACATTTACACCATCGGCATAGACCATACCTACTTGACGACCATAAGTGCTATTCCCTTTTTGAGCAACTATGCGAACTTCTTTTGCTTTGTTAATCATTTCTGTAGCGATACGTTTAGCTTCTTCAGCATAAGGTTGAGCAAGCCTCTCTCCGTGTGCAGTCTCTGGAGCATCTATACCTGCTAAACGAACTTTCATTTCTCCCGGATCTCCAATAATTCCAGCGAGATTAGGGCGCGATTTATTTACATCTTTTATTGTAATCGTATCAGCGTCTTCAACTTTTATGCTCGAACCTTCAGGAACAATATATTCTGTTAAATTTCTCCCCCCTAGAGAATTGTATTTTCCACTTTCTATAGGTGTTCCACCAAAAATAGCAGCGGAAGTTTTTTGAGAGTAACCCATGCTTTTCTTAAACACAGAATCTACAAACCTTTTTAAGAAAAACCCTATGTCCCCTTCAGCACTAAAGTGCCTTGCTCCAAATTGAGCGGAAATGTACCTTTCTCTTTCTCTTCGCATTCTATGGTCGTCTAACACTGACATGCTGTATCTTGGAGATTGATATGGCGATCCAAAATCTGTCATTTTTTTTCTAAGGAAAGCAGCCAAACCTTTTTCTGGCAATCCATCTATGCTGTTGTATCTAGTTTTTAAAGCGTTTACATAGTCGTTTTCAGACAAGCCCATTCGTTTTGAACGCGTGCTAATAAAATCTTCCTTTGTACCTAGAAGAAGGTTCTTCTTTTCTGCTTTTGGTAACATGTTCGCGCCAAGCAAAATGGCTACTGCTCCAAAATAACCTTTTTTAAAAGTAGAAATCCCAGAAGAATATTTGGCCATTTTTTTTCTAATGAAATCCCTACTCGCTGTGTTTGCTCCACTACTTAAAACACTATTATTTAAAATCCTTTTGCTTTGATTAGATACGCTTCTTCCTATTTTTCTTGTAGGGGTTCCCCCTATGTTTCGCTTTTGGACTGACTCTACAAGTCTTGTAAATTTCTCAGGCTCGTTTTTTACAAAACGTTCTTCTATTGCTGTAATTTGATTGCCAAAACTTTCTGTTGCTGCTCTAGCTTCTCTTTCAAAATCTAAGATCCTATCAGGCTTTACTGTCCCCGAATCGCTTATATATTCTGCAAAATCGCTTTCTAACTCACGAATAATTTGTTCTTTATTTGCTCCAGGATAGTCAGTAGTTTTTAAAGAAGCTTCAAAAAGTCTAGGGATGTTAGTGCTTTTAACTTTTCTAGACTTGTTTATTAAAACATCTTCTGTAACTGGTATTCCTCCGACTTCTTTAACTTGAGTTACAATACCTCTCCCTGGTGAATACTCTCTCAAACTGTAACTTCCTGATTCAGCTACATCCAATAAAGAGTCCGACACGCGTTTTCTAAAGAGCACATCCTGTAAACTAGGTATTTCTTTTCCATCAGCACGCGTAAATGGCGTATTTAAAGTGTCCATAATTTCGCCATAAACTTGTGCCCTAAAATATGCTCCTTCTCCTTTTGCCGCTTGCCTTTCTAAGGCTCTACCTGCTTCTCCTCCTTCTTCAACTAAACGCAACGCTTCCAATTGATCTAAAGACTCGCTTAATACCGGGTACTCTGATAGTCTAACGTCGCCAATGCCTATATGAAGCTCCTTCTGAGACAATTGCTCAAGCGCCTCTTCCTTTGTTTTGCCTAAGCGCATCGATTCTGTTACTCCATATACACGCGCTTGGATTTCCATAGACAATGACGCAGGAGCATCTGTACTTGTCATAAAGCCTTGCTTTATCAACGTGGACTGCTGCATGCGAACTAGATCAATAATGTCTCGAACATCTCCAGCTTTTGTAGTCTTTAGAAATACTTTGTATAAATCGCTAAAATCGCTTCTTTCAAAAGCTTCTGCTCTAGCAGCTGAGAATTCCGAACCAGTTACATAAAAAGGCTTACTGTCATAAGTAGAGATACCTTGTGTTACTCCGTACATTGGGTTGCGCGGAACCACTGGATCCAAGCCCGAAACCTGTCTCTCTAAGTTGATTTCTTTAAATTCTTCATCAAAGCCACCGAAACTATAGTTCTTGAAGAAAGCACGTTGATCTATAGTTGCTTTTTGTTGCGAAGCTCTATATTCATTCAATACTTCAAACGCTTCGAATGCTTCAGCATCTATCTGCGCGCCAAACTGTGTAGACTCGAACGCTGCATTTGCAATCCAAGTGACTTTACCTCTAAGTAGTTCCGGCATATCTTGAGTTAAGAAACTCTTCATATCTACTCGAGTGTTTAATTCGAAACTTTTAAACAAGCTTTTTAAAGTTACGTCGTCACCTCTAGTTTGCCTAAACAGCAGATCTACGTCTGCTTCGCTCATTGTGTCGCCTAAAGCTTGCATAAAATTTCTTATAGGGCGTAAACCGTCGATTGTAGTTTTAATTTTTTGTTGCCCATAGCCTCTGCGAATTAGCTCTTCTTCTAAGTTTGCTTCGCTTGCAAAGTACCTGCCTTGGAAAAAATCTTGTTTTAAAAGCTCTTTCTCTACTATTTCGGAAAGATCAGCACGACCCAACATCTGTAACGACTGGTCTAAAGTGAATGTTCCTTGCGACATAACCCTCGAATGAAACTCTGCGTATTTTAGTTCTTTAAACGTAGCCCCTTTGGGGGCGCTTACCCTCTTGCTGTTTCTGTTTTTAAATCCGCGGTCGTCTTTAGTCTCAGTCTGCTTTATTAAAGAGGGTTGAAAGGCATACATGCTTCCTTTCCCGCTCCCTACATCGTAAATACCCAGCTGTGTAATTACACTTCCGCTTTCTTTACCCAGGGTTTCTATATCTGCAATTAAAGAATTTTTTAAAATATCTCGCGCATTTCCAAAAGCATCGCCACCAGACATTACTGAAAATTTATTTCCATCGCGCACTACTTCTGCGTTTACTAGGCGAAGCTTTCTTTCTAAACCAAATCTAGCCTGAGCGGCTTGTGAGCTTGCTGTAGCTTTTGGTTTTAACACCTCTTGTCTTTGTACTTCTTTTCCTGTATCTGGGTCTACAAAAGTGTATATTACTCCTACAGCCTCCGATCTGGTATTTATGAATGTAAAAAAATTACTCATCGTCTATTAGTATTTCTTCTTTGCTAGGAGTTACATCTATAGTGTACAAAGCTTCTCTTAACATTGAGATCTCTTCTAAAACTCTAGATTGATTTTTATTTTCGCTCATCTTGCTCAAAAACTTAGCTTTAGATTCTCTGGTTTCCATCAAGCGTTCAAGCCAACGCTCTCTACGCTTTTCTAATTTTTCAATCATATCTACTACTGGGTGCAGCTTGGTACTTTCAGCCTTATCTCCGTTTTCATTAAAACCTAGCACGTCTACTAAGAGAAAATCTCTGCCTTGCCCATTTTTATCTCCTTGAGATAGTACTAATAAGCATCGATTCTTATATAAATCAATCAAGGCTAGCTCATTAATAATGCTCATTTCTACAGGATTGCTAGGGTCTACATCTAGATACTGCATATAATCTATTGTTTTTTGCTGTACAAAAAATTTTTCCATCAAGCACTCCCTACCAACTGGATATAAAGATGCGTCTCCTACTTCTAGTTTACCATTTTCATCTAAATCGGGTATTGGGCATTTTCCAAGAAATGGGCATTTTTCTGGTCCATAACAAACAATTGGTGCGCTAGCATATACTCCAGTCTTGTAAGAGCTTATACGGTTGCGTATTTTTTCCACTTTAGCTTTTGGTAATTTTGCTAAATACGAATCATATTCATCTGATTGAAGATTGTTAAAAAGCGCTAATTGCCTTGCTTGTTTTTCGTCACTCATATTAAACCCAGAAAAAATTAATGTTTTTTATATTTAATTTTATTATATATACCATATTTTGCTTAAAAGTAATATTAAAATAACATATAGCATTTAGCTGCGCGCTCATTTAAGATAAATTAATCACTACTAACATTTTTTAACTGCGCAAAACTTTCACTCTTAACTAAAACCATCCATTGTTTACACGGCTCAATCAAGCTAGAGTTTGGTTTCTACTATTGTGAAATTTTAAAAACCTAATAACTATTTAGGTCAAGTTTAATAACCGCAAACAAGTCTTAATTTTAAAACATCTTAGGAATACCAGATGACCTCAACAGTATACTTTCCTGCTACAAAAAAATATCCTCACTCAAGAGAATGGAAGCTAGAGCGCATTTGGGAGCTTTCGCGAGACCTAGTAGTAGAAGAAATAGACCCAAATACACTTTGGAATGAGAGATATTCAAAAGCCTGGTGCTGGCAGCATGAAGGCGAAAAAATAGACAATGAGTTTTTTTTACACCACATGGAGCGCGTAATAAATTCAGACTTAACCTATCCAATTATTTTGTCAGAAGAAAACTACATTTTTGATGGCGTACATCGACTTGTAAAATGCAAATTGTTAGCAACAACAACAATACGTTGTGTTAAATTTCAAAAAGATCCGGAGCCAAACCTTGTTAAATAGAAACAAATACTCAGAATTACCAATAGAAGACATAAATATAGCAATAACAATACACGAAAAAATGATTACCTGGTATCAAGATTGCTTAGCGCGCAACGGCGAGTATGATTATGTAGAACAACAAATTAGTAAATTATATAGTAGTCTCGCTGAATACCTTATTGCGAGGGAGATACATGTAGAAAACTAAATATTAATCATAAAAGCAAAAAATTTGGATTAGTATTTAATATATTGCCTATAGGCAATTTCGAAAATTTGAAATAAAAAATTTCAGTTTCGGTAAAAAATAAACGTTTTGCGGAAAAATGGGGTTATGCAACCGAACGTTTTTAAACTCAAGTTCTTATAAGGGGAAAGTAAAATATATAGTGGGTTAGGGGGTATATTATATATTAGTAGCGGTAATA